ATCAAGAGGTTTATTACCTGTATTAATCATTTCTTGAATATATCTTTTGTATTTGTCCATTATAGAAGAGCTACCATAAGTATCCATTTCCTCCATAAATATTTCTATTTGAATAATTTCATCTTCAGACAAATCTGATAAAGGCTTACCATATTCTTCCATAGCAATAGTTTCCATCATGCTATTTCTTTCATCCATTGGATCTGGCGCTGAAGCCATCATCATATTTTCCATATCACCAAGGTCCATGATTCCACCACCTTCGGCAAAACCTGCTCTACCACCCATAGCCATAGCTGACATATCTTTAGTATCTTGTCTTCCTAAAAAAGGATATTTAATTCTTAATGCTTTTAATTTTTCACCTGTTTCATCTTTAAATGCTTCTTGTACTTCTTTTCTAATAGCAGCAAGATCTAATCCTTCACCACGGTCCATTTTACCTGTTTCTTCTGGTGTATTACCAAATAAATCTAAACCTTCTTTTGCTAAAAGAAATGTTGCAAGTTTATTGTTCATTGCAAAGTTTTTAGCTCTATCTAAAAGATTTAAATTACTTGCTTTAGTATCATTAATAAAATCTAGTTTTTCTCTAGGATCAGATAAAGTTCCTTCAGTAATTTTACTAAACTTGTTATCTTTAGTCATTCCAGAATTATCAAATGAAACTTGTTGAGTTGGTTTATTAAATAAATTTTTAATACCACCACTACCTGTCGGCTTACTAAAGTATTTACTAAATGTACCTTCACCAGCAGTGCCTGGAGTAAACGCAGTTTTTCCAAAAGGATTAATACCTTTTTGAAAATCCGCTCCACCTAAATATCTAGCACCTTGACCCATAGCATAATTCATTAATCCTGATTTAAGCGATGAACCTATTCTACCTGTTTGATCAAAGCTACCTATACCTGACATTGCTCCTGCAAGTAGTGGGTTGAACGGTGCAACGAAAGGTGCAGCCTTAACTGCAATCTCTGCTACTTCGTTAGGTATAATTTTTCTAAATGCTTTTTTAAGTGAACTTCCTATTCCATATTGACGTCTACCATCCATACCCATGATACCACCATACGCTGCCATTTGTCTGTCAGGTAATACTGGTCCTGTTGGTTTTGGTTGAAAAGGGTTAACTGGTTTTGTAGGGTCTTGTGGTAATGGTTGACCACCTGACATATCTCCAATAACCATTCTTTTAAATTCTTCCATTGACATAGGTTGAGCGTCGGGTCTTTGCTCTAATAAATCAAAGACGTATTTTTCATACTCTTCTTTTAACATAGCATCAGCCATCATCTCTAATTCTTGTGGAGATTTAGGACCCTCATCACCTCTATACTTAATAGATGGTGCGTTAGTCTCAAGTTCTTCTGAAATTTGTATATCTTCTATTCCCATGGTTTTGTCAGTTTACTTTGTTTTTGAGAACAAATCAAGAGCAGGCATAATAACTTTTACGTCTTGTGCCATTTCCTCTGCTTTGTACCCTTTAGTTTCCCAGTCTTTTCTTTCCTTAAAAACTTCTCCAGTTTCCTTGTGTCTGTAAGTTTCTTCTACTTTAGCGTCATATACTTTCATTATGTTGTTACCTCTTTCTTAATATTTAGATAGCTAATAGCTACATCAAACGAATCTGAGCTGCTTGATTGTACTGTAAAAGCTGTACCACCTTCAATTATTAATGGTTGAGTTAATAATTCTGTCGTAACATTAGCCGTAAGTGCTGCTGATTTAATAGCTGTAATACTGTTGTTGGTCACAGTCACACTTGGTGTACCAGCTGATGTAACAAGTATAGATTTAATAACTATGGTTTCATTTACTGCAGGAATACTAGCACCTAGTGGTGTTAGTGCACTACCACTTGTATCATTATCTATACCTGCAAATTTATATTGGTTTACTACTGCCATTAATCTAAAAAGAAACTTCTAGCTTCTATCTCCTGTTTTAATTCTTCTTGAAATGTAGTGTTAAGTTTTTCTAACACTGCATCTAAATCTCTAACCAAAGACTGTGCTACATCTGATTCATATTCATTACTTGCTCTTGTTAATGTTTGTACTATCTTTGCCATTATGTGTATAAATTTTTAGCTCGTTCTAATTGTAAATTTCTAAGATCTGCAACACTATTAACTCCTGCAGCTTCAGGATTTAATGTGCTAGCGTCTCCTAAATATCTTAAAAGTAAATCTTCATCAGGTATATTATCATCAACTGTTTCATTAATAGTTTCAACAACATTTTGTGTGTATTTATCACCATCGCCTGTTGGAATAGTTGTTATACCACCAGTATCATCCATACCTAAACCATACATATTTTTATAGTCATCAGTATACATTCCTTTATTAAATAATTCTAAATCTATTGCTGCTTGTTCTTCATTGTCTAAAAATTCATAACCTTCGGGTCTAGTATATCCTTTAACTCTATCAGGATAATAACCTAATTGATTATATTTAGACATATCATAAGTTGGCTCATTATATTTTTTTCCTAAACCAAACATTTGTCCTAAGCTTCTAACACCTGCACCTAATATACCACCCCCTGTAATATAATCCATAACACCCCTACTACGATTAGTTTTATACGCCTGTGGTGCAAATGCTTTTGCTCTTGCTAATTCAGCAGGGCTCACAGTATTTCTACCATCAAAAAAACCTGGATTGACTCTTTGACCACCACCGGCTGCAATAAATGCATTTCTATAATCTTGTACATTTTGATCAACAACTCCTGGTGATAAATCTGGACCTGATCTTACTCTTTGAGATTCTGACGCAAGTTCTCTTGCATCTGCTCCACTTCCACCACCGCTTTCAGCTGCACTTGTTGCTGCACCGGACATACCTACATCTCTACCACTAGAATCTATTGATCCATAACCGTTTAAACTCATAATACCTGAGGGTCCTCTGTTAACACCACCTTTTAGTGAGCCATGTAAATCTGATTTAACAAGTAAATCTTTTTCTGCTTCTGTAATATAAGCTAATTCTGTTGTAGGATGATCTGGACTTGATTGCCATTTTAAAGGAGCTTTAACTTCTTTTTGTTTACCAAGATAGTTTTTTACACCACCTTGTACATCATAATTAACTCTTTTATCTACTGACATTATCGTCTTCCTCCAGCATGTATATCTAATCTAAAAGTCCCTAATTTCCAACTGGTATCTACTGCAGTGTTAGATATTGTAAGAGCTATAGCTCTTGCTCTAGCACGAGTATCTACTTTTGTTGTATTGGTAGCTACTGTAAAAGGTCCAAGTGATGAGCTTATTGCTGTGTCATTTGGATAATCTCTTAAATCTAATTGTATAATAGCGTTTCCTTGTTGAGATATAAAATCAGGAATAATTCTACTAACTCTCATAATATTTTCACCATCACCTCTAAGATCAGCCATATTTGTAGCTGCTCCTCTTACAACTTTTTGTGTAATGTCATAGTCACCTGATGTAATGTTAGCTGGAATAGCTGTTGTTACTCCAAGTCTTACTTGGTTAACACCTGTTTCATGTTCATAGTAATATGAAATTCCCTCTGTGTTACCTGTTACATCAAAAGATGTATCTGTATCTGCATCATACTGAGTTGCATGAGGCAAACCAAACACAGCTGAGTCTTGCCAAGTAGTTCTAATAAATAAACTATTTGCATTTACAAACCATATAGGTCTTTTAGCAGTAGAGTCTAAATAACTATATGTAACCGATTGAGTGTTTACGTTAGAGTTAGCTTCTGGATAAAACCAGGTAATTTCACCAAACAAATTATTAATTCCTGCATAGACCATTTGATTAGATGTTGTATTTAAATTGTCATAAACATAATCTTCAACTAAACAATCCATAGATTCTAGTTTACCTGTGTATCTAAAGAAACCGTTATCAGACATCCAGTACGCAGCACCATCAACTTCGACAGCTGCATTCTTACCAATCAATCCACAGTTAGTACCTACCTGTTCAAAAGCAAATGTAAAAGGAGTTCCAACAAAACGCATAGTAAATAAAGATGTATCAGTCCAAATGTATATTGCATTTCTACCAAGTTTAGCGCCAATGATCCGTGATCCGGCGGCCAGTCTTTGTGTACCAGCACTATTTTCTGCTGTTGGTGTATAATCATTTATATTTTCTTGAGACGAAAATCTTAAAAACATTTCATCTTGCGTTGATTTATCACCAATAGTTGTTTCTGTTCCAAAAAATACTAAGTGACGATCAGGTGTTGACACCAGCATGTCACGTGACGCTGTTGGTGCACCTGTTATAATAGTTGCTCTTGTTGTTACGGCATCTGTTAAATTTGAATCCCATTCAAAACATTCACCATTAAAAATTAAAGCTACAAGTGTGTCACCTAAATTATCTAAAGACCACAAACCAGGTTCAGCTACTTTATCCGTGGTCGATGCTGCTTGGCCCCAAGCCGAGTAAGCACTAAAGTTAGTAACTGTTGCACCATTGCTGTGAGAAGCATTAGTTGTTCCTCTAACATTTCTAGTAATTCCTGTAAAACTAGTAGCAGTGGTTCCTGTGTAAGATATTTCTTCATTATCTACTTGTATAAAATTTGTTCCTGTGCTTGGAAATCCAGTTGTGCTGGCTACATTAATTGTGGTCCCTGTTCCTCCCGTTCCAGCAGAGTCAGCATTTAATGCTCCGTTTAAAGTTGTTGTTTGTGGGTTTGTAACTGTACCACCCCACTGTGATATACCGTAACCAAAGACTCCAACTTGTTCAGCTGGACCAACATGATAATATCTAAAAAAAGTTATACCACCAGAAGTGCTTGCTCCTGCTCCTCCTTCGTTACTAGGCATTGTAATAGTAATTGTAGTTCCTGAAGGCACACTTGTTACCATAAATTTTTTATCTGCAAAATCAGCAGCTACAAAATTAGAACCTGAAATAGTAGTAAATGTAGACGCGTCACCAAACAAAATTATATCTCCAACTTCAAAACCATGAGATGTAGAAAAAGTTATAGTTACAGCAGGTTGGCCATTAGTTGTGCTAAAAGCATTGGTAATTGCTGTACCGGATGGATTAACTAAAGGATGTATATCATAGTACACACCTCCTGAATAAACATATAAAATCCTGTTAGTTCCTAATACAGAATATTTAATACCTGTTCTATTAACCATATGATGCAAAGCTCTAGTTGCACCAGTTAATTTACTATCTCCCAATTGTGACCACCCACCTATTTTTTCAGGCGTACCGTATCTAAAACGCACATTTTCACCACCTGTCCACTGTGACTCAGCACCTGTTGGTGTAACTTGTTTATTAAATCCGGGTAAAAATCCTAATTTTTGTAACATATAAAACCTTTGAAATATCTGGTTTATCTTATATATTAAATAAATATAGAATGAAAGACAAAAACATAAACTACCGCTATTTCCATTGGGGTCCTTTTCTTTTTAAAACTTTATTAGAACAAAAAGAACTAGGTTCTATAAAAAAATTGTGCAGTAAAAAATCAAAAAACTACAATAAAAATTTAGCAGGTTTAATAAAACATGAACATATATTAGATGTTAAAAAAATATTTCCTATATTACTTCCCTATATTAAATCTTATTCAAAAGCTTTTTCAAATTATTCTGGTAAAAATTTAGGACAAAATATAGAATTAAAATCTTGTTGGGTTAATTATATGACCAAGTTTGAATCAAATCCATTACATTCACATGATGACGATCTATCTTTTGTAATTTACACTAAGATTCCAAAACAATTAAAAATAGAATATAACAAATGTAAAGCAAACACAAAACCTGGCGCAATAAATTTTATAATAAGTTTGGATGAAGGATGGATTAATCAACACACTTTTGTACCAGAAGTCGGAGATTTTTTTATTTTTCCTGCAGACTTAAAACATTACGTAAATCATTTTAAAAGTAACGGAGAAAGAATTTCTATTTCAGGAAATTTAAAAATTACATAATGACATTAAATCTACAAATAAAAGATAATTTTTTTACAAAGAAAGAATACGAAATTTTATATAATAATTTAGATAAAATTTATTTCTTACCTAATGTAAATAAAACTGGAAACTATGCTGCCTCTCATCCTTTTGAACCAGATGAAAAAAATAAATGGTTATTTGATAAGATTAAAAAACAATTTTTTCCAAATGAAGATTTAGAAATAGTGATCTGCAGGTTTGATGTTAGACATAACAAAGGAAAAGTATTTTCACATTTAGATAATAAAAATACTAATTATAATTGTTTGATTTATTTAAAGGGAGAAGAAGTAACTTATAATGGAACAGGGTTTTATTATGAAAACAATTTAAATACTTACATAGGGTTTGTTAAAAATAGAGCTTTATTTTTTGATGGCGCTAATATAGTACATAGTGATTTACAAGCTTTAGGACCCAGTTCTGCAAGATATACATTAAATATCTTTTATAAGGATAAAACTTAAAATGAATTTAAATACTAAAATTTCAGATTTATTATTGCGAGAAGATTCTTTAGTATTAAAAAAAGATTGTAAATTTTTAATTTCTATTTTTGAAAAATATAAAAATTTAGCTGCTGCAGAATTTAGTTATAAAAATAAATCTAAAAAAGAAGAAAAAGATAATTATAAATGTTTACCTCTTTCTAATTTATATAATCATAATGAAGAAATAAAAAAAGCAGCAGACGTTGCTTTTAAATATATTGAAATAATGATTAACAAGTACATGCAACACATACAAAAAAATATTTGTAAAACATTTGATAGCACGTGTATATCAACTACAAATACTATAAGATTATTAAAGTATGAAAAAGATCAATACATCAAAGATCATACAGACGTAAGTTCTTCTACTAGAGCGTCTTGTACTTTAAACTTAAACTCTAATTACCAAGGAGGAGAATTTAGATTTTTTGATGGTAAAATAAAACATTCATTTAATACAGGTGATGCTATAATATTTCCAGCAGAACCAATATGGATTCATGGGACAGAACCTATTACTAAAGGTAGTAGGTATGCAATCAATTGTTTTTTAAACTCTAAAACTTAATATAAAAATGGATATTTTTGCTACTAGAATTTACACAAATAAATTAAAAGAAGATGAAAAATCTATTATTGAATATATTACTAAATTAAAAAAAAATAATAAAGGTAATAAGTTTAGCAATATTGGTTGGCAGTCTGAAAATTTAAATACAAAAAATAAAATAATATCACCTCTTGTAAAATCAATTGAACAATTAGCTTTTGAGTATGCTAACTCTTTAAACATTAAAAATAAATTAAAAGTTGGAAATATATGGGCCAACATTAATGGCTATAAAGATTACAATAGAAGTCATATTCATGGTGGTGTTTTTTCAGGTGTCTATTATCTTAAAGTTCCAAAAAATTCTGGTAACATAGTGTTTGAAAATCCTGCAGATAAATTAATCTCATCTTTTTGGTTACTTCAGTCACCTTGTATTGTAGTAAATAATATTTTTACATCTACTACATGGTCCTTTAAAGGAGAGCCTGGTTTAATTTTAATTTTTCCAAGCTTTTTAAGTCACTATGTTGAATGTAATTTAAATAAAACAAAAAATAGAGTATCAATGTCTTTTAATTTAATTTTATAAAAATGGAAAAAACAGTTAGCATAAACAACTTCATAGCAACATACGACAATTACATAACAAAAGAAGAATGTAATAAAGCTATAAAATTATATGAAGAGGAAAATAAATTTAATAAAACATTAAGTAGATTAAATAGTGAGCAAGCAAAAGTAACGGAAAAACAAGATCAACAATATTTTGCAGCAGGTAATAATTTAGAAGTGTGGTGGGAATCTTTAAAATCTATGATGGTTAATTATGACTTAGCTTTTCAACATTATGTTAAATCTACTGGCGCTTCAGAAGCTTATAATCAAGGATTTAATTTTACAAATTTAAAAATACAAAAAACATTACCTACAGAAGGTTATCATGTTTGGCATATAGAACATGGAAAAGGTTTTGAAAACGAAGCACGTGCTTTTGTTTTTTCTATTTATTTAAATGATGTAGAAGAAGGTGGAGAAACAGAATTTTTAAATCAATCTGTTAGAGTACAACCGAAAGCTGGTAGAATTGTTATTTGGCCAGCAGCCTTTCCTTACGTGCATAGAGGTAATCCTCCATTATCTGGAGAAAAATATATTTTGACTTCTTGGATGATGTTAAGATGATGTGTAAGAAGTAGGTCTTGAACCTTTTCTTGATATCTGATCAGATTCACTTTCAGTAGAAGCAACTGTTCCATCTTCATTATATGTATAAATTACGTCACTATCCCATTCAGACTGAAGTATAGATAAATGATGAGCATCCCATTTAGTAATAAACTGACTAATGTCTCCTAAATTTGCATCTTCATATGATGTGTGAGGTGTTGTATCTCTATATTCTACTTCGTCAGAAGTAACTGAAGTTCCATGTTGAATAGCCCATATATTAGAAAATTTAGATTCAGACCAAAAAGAACTATCATCGATAACGTATCCAGTTCCTGCTTCAGCTCCATTATTTTTGATGACTTTTTTATCATCGAATATTACTGTCCAGTTTGAATTTGTTGCCATATTTTCTCCTAAGTTTTAATTATATAAATAAGTGTTAAATAAGGTTGCAAAACTGACGGGTTAGATGCTGTACCTGAAAAAGTTGCACTCATATTGTGAGAGTGTCCTGTTCCTGATCCTGCATTACCTGTGTTTGTGCTACCTGTTAAAATACCGGGTTGTACAGCCAAAGGCTGTGTTTGAGTTGTACCTGAAGGAGCACCTGAGTGAGCGTGTGATGCAAGTTGCGCTGTAGATAAAGAAGCATTAGCTGTTGAACCACCAACGTTTCCAGAAGGTGTAACTGCTACTGTATCTGCTCCACCAGTCGATGCTAAAGCTTTATTGTTTGATTTTGAAACAGCTACTTTATTTTGTAAATCTGGTACATTAAAAGTAGATGACCCATCACCTCCACCATAAGTAGAAGCTATAACTGCAAATAATGCAGAATAAGTTGATCTTGAAACGGCTGCTCCATTACATTCTAAAAAACCTGTTGGCACTGATGAAGCAGTCCACGGCACGATAGTAGCCGTAGGAATACCTTCAATACCTGTAAGGTTTGATCCATTAAAATCGTATTTTGTTGCTTCATAATTTGACATATTATTTCTCCGTGTAAGTCCATCCTACGTCTGAACCAGAATAAACCAATCCAAATGCTGCACCCTCAGTATTGACTACTAAGTCTGATGATGCATTAGTTATTTTAGAACTATTTCTTCCAACAGTCAATGCGTTAGAATCAAAAGTGTATCTTGAGTCTACAAAATTTACTGTATCACCAACAGCTGGTGATGCTGGAAGAGTAGCTGTTACTGCCCCACCATTTGTATCTATAAAAAGTTGAGCACCTGCTTGAATTGTTTCTGATGCTGTTATAGTTCTCCAAAATCTAGTTTCGTGATCTTTAACTATGTTAGTTCCATCTGAGTGACAGATATAATTATTACCTTCACATAATAAGAAACCTGAAGCACTTGTAACTTTAAAAGTTAAAGTATATCCTGCGTGATTAGTTCCATCTATTACATTAAATATTTTTTCTATACTTGCTGGAAAATTTACTGTTCTGTTTGCCGCAAGAGTTCCAGTAAACTTTAAAGTCATGTTTCTTGCGTTTGAAATTGTAGCATCAGACATTGCAAGAGTAACATCTCCAGATGCTACATCTATTTCTTGAAAACCTGCAACAGATTGTTGAACAAGGTTTAAATTATTATTTGTTTTTGTGCCCCATGTACCAGCGTTTTCACCGGTTGCCATTAGCTCTAGTTTTAAATCTGAGGAATAACTTGATGCCATAAATTTTGTCTCCTAATTATTGTGTATTTATATTGTGTATTTATCTTTAAGTCAAACATAATTATACAGGGTTTCTTCTTGTATATCCTGTGCTTGTTTTTGGTGTTCTAGGTGTATATCCTGTGCTAGTCTTAGGTGTTAATTTTTCATAAGTACCTGGGAAAGCTATTCCTGTACCATTAACACTAGCTTCAAGTTCTAGGCCAGTTAATCCTATAGACATTTCTGTAGGAGAAATAGTTCCTGTACTTGCAGTTGATAACACTCCTGTTAGTGGAACTCCTATTGCAGGAATAATAGATCCAACACTTGATGTTGATGACACCCCTGTTAGTGTAAATATTTGAGTTTCAGTGATAGTGATATCTCCAACACTGGAAGTTGATAACACTCCTGTTAGTCCCATAACATCAGCTGGAGAAATACTTCCAACACTTGATGTTGATGATACTCCGGTTAATCCTATAACATCAGCTGGAGAAATACTTCCCACAGTAGATGTTGCACTAACACCTGTTATAACAGGCGTAGAATCTATAACAAAACTTAAAGAACCAACATTAGTTGTTGCGCTAACTCCTGTTGGAGATATTACCGATGTTAAATCTAAAGTTAATGCACCAACACTAGATGTTGCACTTAATCCAGCAGGTTGTTCTAATTTATTAAATGAATCTCCGTAAGGTTCTTCACCCCAACCATTTCTACCCCAACCAACTAAAGTACCTGCGTTATCAAAACTTCCAAGTTCTGTTTGTGATTGTAATCCTGTTGGACTTACAATGGATGTTAAATCTAATGTAAGAGAACCAAGTGCCGTAGCTGCTTGAACTCCTGTTAACTCTGCAGTGATAATTTGAGTAGCTACAACACTTCCAACACTAGAAGTTGCACTTAAACCAGTCGGTTGTACGGCATATTCTACACCCCAACCAGAGTTGCCCCATTCTTGTCTACCCCAACCTTCTTCATTAAAAGATTCTACTGAACCAACTGTGCTTGTAGCACTAACGCCGGTTAAAGAAACTGTAAGAGTATTAGATGCCCAGGAATTTTCATTCCAGGCTACTGAAGGACTATCACCACCCCAGATAGATGCCATAAGGAGTCCCTCCTTATGCTATCCGAAGAATTGCGTTAGATGCGTCTGCTGTTGGAAATTGAATTGTAAAAGTTCCACTTGATACAGTTTTGTCTCCACCAAATGCGATTGCACAAACTGCTCTATCAGCGTTTGT